ATTGCTGCTCATGCAAACCATGTTGCTTTCAAGATCAAGCGTCAGTCTATGGATAATGCTAACAGCAGTGAAGAATAATGCATTCTTTATCAGAACTCCGTGACTTGCTAGTATCTAAACAGATACAGATACTAGATTATAATGGTTGGCAACTTAGAGTCGGTGATGACACGTGGGTTATGATACACGATGTTCTTTATTTAAATGGTGAAAAACAAAACCATAAGCAAAAAGGTTTATTTGACAAATACAAGAAGGTGAATACAAATGACAATCAAAGCACTCAAGCTCGTAAATGGCGAGGAATTAATTGCGGCAATCGAAGAGGAGAGTGACACTCACATCACTTTCACTGACCCAGTTGCTTGCGTTCTCCAGCGCGGTAAAGATGGTGCCCCAGTTCTTGGCTTTATGCCATGGATGCAAGCAAGCAATCCTCCGTTTACAATCAACAAGAATCATATTCTTGTTATCTCAGAGGTTGCGGATGAAGTGAAAAACGGGTATAATCAAATCTTCGGGGCAGGAATCGTTGTTCCCCCAAGGCAGTTAATTACAGGTTAAAGCGTGTCTAATTTTTATACTAATGTCAGCGTCTCTGGTCGATTTATTCTTCTGAGAGGCGTTGAAAATGATAAGAGGGTCAGACGGAAGGTTGAATTCCGTCCGACCTTTTTTCTTTCCAGTCAAGAGAAGTCTGAGTACAAAACTCTTGATGGTGATTATGTCAAACCAATACAGCCTGGAACAATTCCAGAGTGTCGTGAATTCTTAGAGAGGTACAAGGGTGTCGACAATTTTCCTGTTTTTGGGAATAATCGCTATGAGTATGCTTATATTGCTGATGAGTATCCTGACGATATTCTTTGGGATGTCAGTAAAATACTTATTGCCTATCTTGATATCGAAGTTGGATCCGAGAACGGATTTCCTGAACCAAGAGATGCAAACGAAGCAATCACAGCAATCAGTATCAAAGTCAAAGATAATTATTTTGTGTTTGGTTGTGGCGATTATGTCAAGCATCGTGACGACGTGCACTATGCAAAATGCCGCGATGAGTCAGATCTCATACGACGCTTCCTCGACCTATGGAGCCGATGGCATCCAGATGTAGTCACTGGTTGGAATGTCGAGCAATTCGATATTCCATATCTTGCTAATCGCATCATCAAAGTTCTTGGTGAGGATGAAGCCAAGAAACTCTCGCCGTGGAATCGTATCAGTAAACGCGAAACGACGATGATGAATCGTCCAGTAGAGTTCTATGATATTTCTGGGGTTGCTATTCTAGATTACATTCAACTCTATCGTAAGTTTACTTATTCGCAGCAAGAGTCTTATCGTCTTGATAACATTGCTCATGTTGAATTGGGTGAAAAGAAATTAGATTATTCTGAGTTCGAAACTCTACATCAATTATACAAGCACGACTATCAGAAGTTCATTGAGTATAACATCAAGGACGTCGAACTTGTTGAGAAACTCGAAGACAAGATGAAGTTGATTGAACTTGCGTTGACTCTTGCTTATGATAACAAGGTCAACTACGATGATGTGTTCACACAGGTTCGTATGTGGGACGCGATTATCTACAACTATCTTCTACGAAAGAAAATTGTGATTCCTCAACTTTCTCATAGCACAAAGAGTTCGCAATACGAAGGCGCATATGTAAAAGATCCCATTTGTGGTATGCATGAATGGGTTGCGTCGTTTGACTTGAACAGTCTGTATCCGCACTTGATTATGCAGTATAACATCTCGATGGAAACACTCGTCGAGCCAAAATTATACAATGACAATATGCGTGGGTTTATCAGCAACTGTAATGTCAGCGTTAACTCTTTGCTAAATCAAGAAGTTGATACAAGCATCCTAAAAGATCTTGGTGTTACCGTAACGCCGAATGGTCAGCTGTTCCGTACTCAAGAGCAGGGTGTTCTGCCTGAGATTATGGATAGCATGTACAAAGATCGTACACGCTATAAGAAGTTGGCAATCGAAGCCAAGAAGAAGATCGAAACTGTTCTTGAAGATAAGAATCAAGTGGCTTATCTTGAGAAACAAGTTGCTCGATACAATAACCTGCAGTTGGCAAAGAAGGTTACTCTAAACTCTGCTTACGGTGCACTTGGTAATCAATACTTCCGCTTCTTTGATACTCGTATCGCCGAAGGCATTACAACGGCAGGTCAGTTGTCTATTCGTTGGATTGAAAAGAAGATTAATCAATACATGAATAATCTGCTCAAAACTGATGATGTAGATTATGTCATCGCTTCTGATACTGACTCGATTTATTTGAACATGGGTCCGCTGGTCAAGAAACTTTACCCAGATACTTCTGATACCAAGAAAGTTATTAAGTTTATGGATAAGGTTTGCGATGATAAGATCCAGCCGTTCATTGATGCGTCGTATGAAGAATTGAAAGAATATGTCAATGCGTTTCAACAGCGCATGGAAATGAAGCGTGAGTCATTGGCTGACAAGGCAATCTGGGTCGCTAAGAAAAACTATATTCTCAATGTCTACAATAGCGAAGGTGTGGCGTATGCCAAACCGAAACTCAAGATGATGGGCATCTCAGCGATTCGTTCGTCTACTCCATCTGCTTGTCGTGCAAAGATTAAAGAAGCAATCAATATTGTCATAACACAAACTGAAGATGATTTGCATAAATTTATCGAAAAGTTTCGCAGTGAGTTTAAGAAACTATCTGTTGAAGATATTGCATTCCCAAGATCCGTTAATGGTCTAAAAGAGTATGCTGATGCTGCGCATATCTTCAAGAAAGGAACACCGATCCATGTCAAGGGTGCATTGGTGTACAATCATTTGTTGAGAGAATTGGAACTCACCAAACGATATCAGGAAATCAAGGAAGGCGAAAAGATCAAGTTTGTCTATCTAAAACAACCAAATATTTACAATAACAATACTCTTGCATTCTTGTCTGGTATTCCCAAGCAGTTGGATGCTGAGCAATATATTGATTACGATCTGCAGTTCGAGAAATCATTTCTTGAACCGCTAGATATTATTCTTTCTTCCATTAATTGGAAATCTGAAAAGGTTGAATCGCTAGATTGCTTTTTCGCATAAAATAGTATATAATACATATATCGTTTACAAGGAGACTACACATGAGCCTGTTAGATAAACTCAAGAAAAATTCAACAATTAAAGATACTTCTATCCTTTCTCGTTCAATCTTTTTTGAAGAAAAGGATATGGTGCAGACAAGCATCCCCGCAGTAAATATTGCGCTTTCTGGTTCTCTTGATGGTGGCTTTACTCCTGGTCTCACAATGTGGGCTGGTCCGAGCAAGCACTTCAAGACTGCGTTCAGTTTGATTATGGCGAAAGCCTACCAGGACAAGTACCCTGATGCTATTGTTCTTTTCTACGATTCTGAGTTCGGTACTCCGCAATCATATTTCCAGAACTTCGGTATTGATAAGGAGCGTGTTATCCATACGCCAATCACTGATGTCGAGCAGTTGAAGTTTGACATCATGAATCAGCTGACTAACATTGAGCGTGGCGATCGTGTGATGATTCTAATTGACTCGATTGGTAATCTTGCTTCGAAGAAAGAAGTTGAAGATGCTCTTGAGCAAAAGTCTGTTGGTGACATGACTCGCGCCAAGCAGATTAAGTCTTTGTTCCGTATGGTCACACCGCACCTTACGCTAAAGGATATCCCGATGGTTGTGGTCAATCACACCTATATGGAAATTGGTATGTTCCCGAAGGCAATCGTCGGCGGTGGTACAGGTTCTTATTACTCTGCCGACAATATCTATATCCTAGGTCGTCAGCAGGAAAAGGAAGGCGCTGACCTTGTAGGGTATTCTTATATCATCAATGTAGAAAAGTCTCGTTATGTTCGCGAAAAGGCAAAAATCCCTGTTTCTGTCCGTTTTGATGGTGGTGTTAGCAGGTTTTCTGGGCTCATGGATATGGCACTTGAATCTGGTCATGTCATCAAGCCATCAAATGGTTGGTATGCTCGCGTAAACACCACCACTGGTGAAGTTGAGAATAAGAAGTGGCGATTTGCTGACACGGAATCCTCTGACTTCTGGGACACGATACTTGAAAATGATTCGTTTAAGGATTGGGTACGTGAAAACTATTCCTTTGGTTCTGCTGTGACTGTTGAGGAAGAAGATGTTTGAAGATTTAATTGCGAAATTCCAATTTTGGAAAGCAAGAAAGTTCTTAAAGTTTGGTAGAGACTACGATCTTTTTCTAGATCTTTCAAACAAAGATGCTATTGCTATTAAGATAATCAAGAAATATCCTGGTGTCATATTTGAGATTACTGATATCCATATGTCCAGTGATAATGCAATGTCATACAATATTTCAATTATCGCTAATCCCAATCTTTGTAATGTAGAATCTAATAAGTTTAAGAACTTTACTTCTGCCATACTTCGTAATATAATTACTGATTCGGTAGAACACGCCACAAGGGTAATAGATGAAAACAGAAACACTAATTTTGTCGAATCTGATGCGGAACGAGTCTTTCATGAGGAAGACTCTGCCCTTTCTGAAGAAAGAGTATCTGACAGAAAGCCACGAAAGAAAGGTATTCGAAGAAATAAAAGAGTTCATTCTAAAGTACAACAGTCTGCCTCCGAAAGCAGCGCTGGAGATCAGCCTTAAAGAATCTACGAAACTCACAGAGGGTGAGTTAAATAAGTCACTCGAACTCCTAAAGGAAATCTCGAATGACAAGTCAGAGCAAAAACTCGAGTGGCTTCTTGACACTACAGAAAAGTTCTGCCAAGAAAAAGCGATTTACAATGCCATCATGGATTCCATTCAGATCCTGGATGGCAAAGATCAAGCAAGGGGCAAAGGAAGCATTCCTACTCTTTTGTCTGATGCTCTGGGGGTTAGTTTCGATCCTCACATTGGTCATGATTTTTTGGATAGTTACGCTGATCGCTACGATTTTTATCATCGCGTCGAAAAAAGAATCCCCTTCGATCTTGAATATTTCAACAAAATCACTAAAGGTGGATTACCACAAAAGACCCTTAACATTGCTCTTGCAGGTACTGGTGTCGGCAAGTCTCTGTTTATGTGTCATGTGGCTGCTGGTTGCCTGACGCAGAACTACAATGTTCTATACATTACTCTAGAAATGGCTGAGGAGAAGATTGCTGAAAGAATCGACGCTAATCTCCTCAATGTTTCTCTTGACGATCTCATGAACATGCCGAAAGACATGTATGAGAAGCGAATGGGTAAACTCAGGGGTTCTGTCAAAGGCAAGTTAATTATTAAAGAATATCCAACTGCGTCTGCGAATCCTGCTCACTTCCGCGCATTGATTAACGATCTTGCGTTAAAAAAGAACTTCCGTCCAGATATTATCTTCATTGACTACCTAAATATTTGCGCATCGTCTAGAATTAAGGCTGGCGCAAATGTCAATTCCTACACATACATCAAAGCAATCGCAGAAGAACTTCGTGGACTCGCCGTCGAAAACAATGTGCCGATTGTCTCCGCAACTCAGACGACAAGGTCGGGCTTTTCGAATTCAGACCCTGGCTTGGAAGACACTTCCGAGTCTTTTGGTCTGCCTGCTACTGCTGACTTCATGTTTGCACTCGTCAGCACAGATGAACTTCAACAAGTAAATCAATTGCTTGTCAAGCAACTTAAAAATCGTTATAACGATCCAAACCTCCATAAACGATTTATGATTGGAGTTGATAGAGCCAAGATGAAGTTATACGATCTTGAACAGAAAGCACAAGATTCAGTGATGCAGGAAAACAATTCAAAGCCAGCCTTTGATCGTGGTCGAAGCACAGATAAGTTTAAGAATCTAAAAGTATGAGAATTATGAAGGATGTGCATAAACGCCAAAAGCAGATTGCTGACTTAATTGATAATTGGGTCGGCGAGAAAAGAATTGCACCTCTGATTCGTAAACTCAACAAACTTTTTGAGAAGGATAAAGTTGTATTTGCTTCCAGTCGATACAATGAAAAATATTATGCAGATTATCCAATACTTGTTTCTGGTTTATACCAGTCTCGTTTTATGGGTATTCCCGACTGCATTTACATCTATCTTAGCCTTCCATCTGATAAACTGTCAGTGACCATGACACCAAAGGGCGCGAAGAATTTGTCAGTCAATGTCACCAAAGTGCTTTTTCATGAACTGCGGCATCGACAACAAAACATCAAAAGAAAGTATAAAATTACACCTACACCATATAAAGTGGAAGATGTAGAACGCGATTACAAGATGATGTATCTGGGTTCGACAGATGAAATAGATGCTTATGCATTCGAAACAAAGTTCGATAATGTTGCGCTAAATAAATTACGAAAGGCGCATACGATTGGCTGGAGAAATTCTGAAGCCATCTTTATGTATCGCAAACACTTTCGGGATCAAGACCCTAAAGTGTGGAAAAAGTTTTTAAAGAAGGTTTATAAAGAAAATGTTAAAACCATCTGAGATGGGAGTCACTGGAAGAAAGCGAAGCATTTCTGCACATGAACAATTAGTTCTAAAAAAACTAAACAGCCTCTCAAATAAAAAAGTTGCTTCTGTATGCAAAGATATTCTGATGTCAAAGTCAGGAGATAAGATTAACATTCCAACTGGTGTGAATCAGCAGCATCTAAACGAAATAACAAACTACTTTGCCGAAGTTGCTGGTCCAGTTCTTGCTGTTAAAAATGGATTGATCTCTGGTATTCGTATGACAAATTTATGCGAATACTCAACTTCGGATACAGAAGCATTGTACGACTTTGTAGTGTACAAAAATAGCCAACCTGTTTTGATTTCTAACAAAGCACTAGAAGGTGCAACTAACACCTTAAAGCCAGGCAATGTTATTCAGATTTTAGATGAGAACGCAAACGCTGTTCTTAAAAAGAAATGGGAAAAGACAGT